TTTCCCCTTTTTTACTTGATTAGCGTAGTACCTACTTTTTGCAGATGCCATATGTTTGTATAGAGTTATTTAAATTATTATATTAAGCCTACTGCTATCCAATTAAATTGAGCGCTTCTATTTCCTGCCCAAGTTCCTGTTTGCGTTCGGGCGTGAAAAGTAAATCCTGTAGTTGAAGGTGCGGTATGAATATTGACTATCGTCCATTCTCCAGCTGCTCCAAAAATAGAAGTTCCATTGGTAAGCTGAACATTTACTACTGGATTAGCGCTAAAAGCTTTGTCAAATGCAACTGCCAAAGTTGTTTCAAACCCTCCAGTTGGTAAAGTCAAGGCGCTGGCTTCATATCTAAGCGTCGCCACTTGTCCGTTCATTGAAAACTTGTGCCCGTTTGTAAGTGTGAATTGTCCGGGAAAGCCTTGAGGGTTGTCTTGTTTAGAATAATACTTGTCTGTTAGTGTTGCGTTTGGAACTGCGTCACCCGTTACAGTCAAAACTGTGTCAGCTACTCCTGTAATGTAAGCGTAAAGATAAGTTCCTGAACTGTTATTTTGAAATCTTATCTTATCTCCTTTCTGATAAGTAGAAGCCGCACCAGCAGGAACGGTAATTGTGGTAGCGGAAGCGTAAGCCCAAGTATCTGTAACTGAAAGCCAAGCATTGAATAAAGACTGAAAAGAGTCTAATTCTTCAGCTGGTAGTACCATTCTTACTTCTTCCGTCGTAGTATGAGCGTAAGAAGTAGCGGAGTGATTAATGTTAGTCGCTGTTTTTGAAGTCGCTTTCACCACTTCATAATGAGAGTTGATGTTAGTCGCATCCAAAGCGATATAGAATTGAGCTGCGACTGTCGGAATAGAGTTTAATGGTGTGGTTGTTGCTCCTGCTAGTGTGTTGCTGGTCAAATTTGTTGAGAAATTGTTTTGGTGATAAATCATATTTTAAATTTAATTGATTATATTGGTTGAAACATATTATCTAATTCTGTATACATAACTTCGTAAGCGTTTAATTCCCATCCCTTGTCGGATGTATTATCGGTTACTTCTATCTGTAAATTACGTCCTATTTTATTGATTGGAATTGGAACAAAATCTCCTCCACCTTTATCAGCAATAGTCAAAGATCCTCCCTCTACTCCAAATATATAAGTTCCTATTGATGAGTTACCTATTCCAGCTGTTCCGGTATTCCCTATTTTTTTAGGCACAGTCTTTGCTAATTTATCATCGATATAAACATTGATGGTTACATTCCCTGGAGTCTTTCCAAAATATAAAACTGTTTGTAGAAAAAACTTAGATTGAGCGTAGTTTCCAAAACCTAACTTTCCTGTTTTCCATTGAGTAAGAATAGCCGAACTGTTATCTGATTTTACTCCTGCGTCAAAGTAGTAGATGTTTCCAGTTGAATCTCCGAAATAGAGTTTAGTGTAACCATTGGAGTCCTTAAATTCTGAAAAACAATTCGCTCCGATATTGAACTCCCACCAGCCAAGTCTTTGCCGGTCATAAACCATAATCGTATCGTTCACTCCACCGCCTCCTGATGTGTAAGAAAGATAATAATGATTGTCAAAGTAAATTCCGCAAACATCATCCAATCTTGATTTTTCTATCGCCTTTATCTTGTTGTCTATCCTTAATGAAATTATATTTGTTCTTAATTGGTCTAAAATGTTCGGTTCGTATCCGGTCGCCATTACTCCTTGCTCTTGAAACATAAAATTGTCATTGTCTACCGAGTCTATTGAAAAATGAGAATCACAACCTCTGGAAGGGTCTACCATTTCTAAAGTAATAAGTTGTGCCGCATCTGTTCCCACTGAACAGCGCCATAAACTTCTTTCTTTTACTGGATACAAGTAATCTTGATGTTTAAAGAATCCTTTTAATTTCTGTCCGTCTGATTGTGAAACGTATTTCTCAGTCGCTAAAGGGTTAGTGCTGACGTTATAAGTGAAGTTACCAACTGCCGCATTAACTGTTGCTCCGTCCCCTGAACGATACAAAGATGATTCTTTACCTACAGTCGGGCAACCTGTCGCCCAAAGGCAAGACTTATAAAATATAAGATACGAAGCTACGATTGAATTAGCCGTGTTTTCTCGCCACGCTCCGTCAAAGTATCTTATTTTATCTACTCCATTAGCGGTAAAAAGATTCCCTACACCTTGAGCAAAGTCGTGCCGTTTTCCTGCAGTGAAAGCTCCAGCACTAGCTGGAACTGCTGACATCGTTACTGCGGTTCCTGTTTCAATGGTATAAGGTACTCCGTTTGAAATAGCTACTAAATTTCTAGTCGCTCCGCTGTAATAACATCCTAATCCGTCTATCGCTTTTCCACCGGCAATGGTACAAAGCTTAGTAATCCCCGGACGCTTGGCGATTGAGTTTTTTCCGACAGCCCAAACATTATACCCAGCAGCGGATTCGTTTTCTTTAATCATTGTATCTCGGGTAAAAACATTGATACCCTTTCCTAAGTCATCGTATTCTTTAGTTTTAATCTTTGACTTTGGCATTACATTGTCATCTCTTGGTTAGAATTATTATTATCATAATCACTTTTCATTGACTTGATCCTGTTTTTACATTCATCCATAGATTCTTGAGCGTCCCCAATCGGGTCGGTTTCTGCCCTTCTTATCATTGAATAAGCGTAAGCCACTACAGCCTCTGGGTCGGGGATGATACATTCATCAGCATCCACTGCCATATCAGCTGGAAAGTAAGCATATTTAACTGTAAATGCTTGGTCAGCCGTTGCGTTAAGTGTAAACCCTGTGTCGTGGTCGCCAGTTATCCAATAAACAAAACCTACTTGGCTACTAGCGTCATCAGGGGAAACTTGTGTCAATTCTTCTGCACCGCTAAAAACCGCATTGATAGACTTGAAATCATCGGGTAAAGCGATAACTCCGAGTACAGTCGTTAAAGAAGTTAACTTTTTAAGCTGTAAAGCGTCTGCGCAATACTGGACTCCTTTATTAAAAAGTCTTATCCAATAAGAAAGAGTAGCCGAGTCTGTCGGAAGCGTCCCACCGTCGTGCCTGTCTGCTAAATTTTGCTTTAATGTAGCCAATGTAGATTTTGTATATGCCATAGATTTGTATAAAATACTTAATTCCTTGGAGGACGAACTCTATGGACATCCTCCTTGGAATAAAAAACTCTATACACTAAATATTAAATTTGTATAGAGTTTAAATACCTTTCTTTAGTTTCTTTTGCCTTATTGAGACGATTCAATGCCGCAATATATCCTGTCAATCTTGAAATCCTTTTAAATGTTTCCAGTCTATCAGAGCCAATCTCTGCTTCCAGTTCTCGAAGTACCTTTTCATAATTTCCAATAGACTTTTCAAATCCATTTTTTTCTATTTCCCCTCGAATATATTTGTCTATCTGAGAGGTTTGCATTTTTAAATTAAATTCTCCTTCAAATGCTTTTATATTAAAATATTCTGATATGTACTTTCTTCGGTTCAATCCTTCCCATATCTCAATCTGCTTTTCGTCCGCCGTGGCAGATTCTTGGGCTTTTACTTCCCCACTGGGTACTGGTGTTTCTTCAAAGGGTTTCGGGGCTTGTGGGGCAATTTCAGGCTCTAGGGGCGATTCTACTCGTTCTCTAAATACATCTGTCATAATTTTATGTACATACCTTGCTTAGATAATCTATAGGCGTTCAGATTCTTATAGTTTAAATCAAAGTAAGGTGGTTGTTGGCTCATTGGCTTAAAAAATTCTCTTGTTTTTAAATCAGCATATAATCCATCGTAATTTTTAATCCAGTTATCAGCATTCTTGATTGGATAAATCCAGTTAGCGTCATTCTTTACATTCAAACCAAACCTTTTATTATATTTATCAACTTGTTCCTGCCTCCTTTCCTTCTCTTGTGAATAATTGTGGAGCGAATGTAGCGCCAATGTGGCTTGACTGTCTGGCATTCGGTAATTAAATCCTATTTCTTCGTGGATATAATTGTGTTTCTTATTAAAACACATATTTTTAAGGTAATTCATCCTATCAGCATATTTCTTGTTGTCAGTCGTGGCTATCCCTCCTTCTTCTGCGTGGATTATCTTATTCTTATAAAACGAGTAACAGGTTATATCGGCTTCTGACTTGTAAACTGCTCCTTGCGCTTCGCAAGCGTCCTCTACGACTTTCAATCGGTTATCTTTGGCAATGCTTAGAATTGTCTTCATATCGCACAGTATTCCGTAAATATGGACTGGCATAATTGCTTTGGTTCGTCCGGTCAACTTTTCTTCTATGAGATACGGGTTAATGCTCAAGTCATCTCGGCAATCTACAAATACTGGCGTCGCTCCGCAATACGATACAGCATAAGCGCAGGCAATCATTGTGAATTCTGGAACTATCACTTCATCTCCGTAACCTACTCCTATCGCTTTTAAAGCCAGATGTAAGGCTGATGTTCCACTGTTACAGCTAACCGCATACTTTGAACCGACAAACTTCTTATATTCTTTTTCCAGTTGTAAATATGAATCCATTTTTTTTATAATCAGCGATTGTCCGTTTCAAAGCTTCTTCTAAAGAAACTTCTGGTCGGGAATCAATCACCGAATAGAGTTTAGTATTATCACTTTGTAAATGAAATATGTCCCACGGTCTTATTCTCTTTACGTCCTTTATAATCATTGGTTGTATTCCCATCATATTTCCTATAAGCAATGCCAAGTCGTATATCTTTATTCCTTTTTCTGAACCCATATTGTAAACTTCTCCAAACTGTCCTTTTTCCAAAAGTTCCGTTGCCATCCGTACAGCGTCCCCAGCGTATTGAAAATCTCTAAATGTATCGTTTCCTAATTTGACTTCTCCTGTTGGACTGTTACTTAACTGTCCGATTATTTCAGGAATTACATAAGGATGAGTTTCTCGTTCCCCTACGCAGTTGAACTGTCTAAGAGCAATCACTGGACAACCTGATTCTCTCCACCTTGCTTGGACTAATGCGTCTATAGCCAGTTTTGCCGCTCCGTAAGTTGAATGCGGTCTGGCTGGATATTCTTCGTTTATCTTGTGTTCCGGAGCGTCCCCGTAAATCTCTGCTGATGATACTTGCAGGATTCCTTTCACTCCTGCCTCTTGGGCGGCGTTCATAACCATTAAAGCTCCTCTAGCATTGATGTCGAAAACGTGTAATGGTCGTTCAAACGAAACGGGGATGTAAGGTTCGGCGGCATAGTTGAAAACGTAATCGTAACCTTTAAATATTTTAATGAGCTGGTTTTCACTATGAGTGATGTCGCACCACATAAACTCGGCTTTGGGGTGGACAAATTCTTTCTTTCCTGTAATCAGGTTATCTAAAACTAAAACCTCGTTGTCTTTAATTAAATGATTGACTAGGTGGCTTCCTAAAAATCCTCCACCGCCCACTACAACTATTTTTTTACCTTTCATAGAGTTTCCTTCTCAATTTATTGACTTTACATTCTAAATAAAATATCCAATTAAGCAATTTACATTCAATGGGTTTTTGCTGGTATTTAGGAAGCCTGGCGTCTACTTTCCAATAAACCTTATATCCGTCTTGTTTCATAAAAGGAAAACTGTATTTTCTTCCTGTTAATATCCAGTACCACCAATGACCTCCTATAAATGGTTTTTGTAATTCATCCCAAGTCATAGAGTTTTCTTTCCATTAATTACAAAATCTCTAGTTGGATTTTCGTGATAGTATCCCTTTGCTAATTCCACCTCTTTAAATCCTGCTCTTTCCATAGCGTCTTTAACTACTATTGGAGCCCATAACCATTTGTGACCGTGAGTTTCTTCCCATCCGAATACCTGCCTTAAGCAATTCTTTCCGTGCAATTCTTCAATCGTATTGCATTTCAGAATATTCTTGCATATCTCATAAAGGTTTCCTGTTTCAATCTGTAATTCTCCTCCTACTTTTAACCATCCGTACCATCTCTTTAAAAGCATATCTAATTCTGGGGGAGTGCAGTACATTATATAATGAATTACCAGAATACTATCGACCGAGTTCTTTTTCCATTTCAGTTTTAAAATATCTTTCTTTATATCTACTTTAAAATCACCTTGAGAGTTGTTGTCTATGTTTATCCAGTCATTTCTGTAGTCTGCTCCACAAGCCAAGTTAAGTTTCATTTGATAACATCGCAATGTATTGTGCCGAACCTATAGACTCGTCTCGGATTGGCTTTGATACCTGGATAACTTATTTGCTTATGACCTTTCGAGTAAGTAACTATTCCGCCTCTCTTAAATTTCAGTGAGCCTAACAGATACTGCATTAAAGGAACTGTGATAGGGGAACGGTGATATTCATTTTCTGTTGCTTGTTTTCCGTAAAGCCCTTGCGCCATTTCAGAATACTCTTGAGGAAGAAAAGACTTTGATAACCATTCCTTAGCCATTGCTTCAAAGTCTGGACACTTGATAACCATTCTTCCACCGGGTTTTAAAACTCTTTTCCATTCTTTTAATGTACTGTGCAAATCTCTTATCGGGATATGTTCTAATATTTCAGAAGCTAGGATATAGTCAGCAAAGTTGTCATCAAAAGGAAGTTTCCTAACATCAGCTTTTACATAGTCTTTTCCTAAGTCTTCGATATCTACATTGATAAATCCTTCTATCGGTTTTATCCCCGCTCCTAAATTTATTTTAATCTGTTCCATAGAGTTTCGTGCTGCTTGGTGTAGTTTTCCCAAGTCCAATCACGCACGGGATTAGAGTTTATATCTTTAAATATCTGATTCAATTCTTGCTGATTACTGAAAGGGTATTCTACTTTTAATCCATTCTGGGGCGGGGCTATGACTCTAAGTCCAGCGTTGGTTGCATCAACGATACTTTGAGCCAGTGAATCTTCATCCCCTGTGAATAACAGATAGTCAGAAGTCATCAGCATCTGTTGGTAAAGGTCTCCGTAAAAATTATCCATATAATTTACCTGTAAGCCTTTCTTCAAAAGCGAGTCGAGTATCGGCTTCCAACCTTTACCCATAATCTGAAAAGCATAGTCTGATTTATCTTTGAGTGAATTTACCAGTTTTACAAACATATCTTCTCTTTGCCTTCCGTCTGGATAAACGTTATAAATCATTGCTATCAAGCGTGGTCTTCTTTCCATTCCATCGTGAGCGTGCAGGACATAAGACAGTTTTTCTTTGGGTATTCCATTTTTAATGAGCTTCTCCATTATCTCCTTATTCATACAGATTCCGAAAGCAGTCTTTGACTGTTCTTTGCACATCTTTATCTTTTCTTTTTCACTGTGGCTTAAATCTCCTGTTAGGTGGGTAATCATCGTGGTGTCTATCCCACCGCTGGGTTTATATGAAATATAATTGATATGATGGTTTATATCCGCCTCGACTGGCTCTCCCGTTATAAAGGCATCATGTCCCAGGTCTATAAGTTCTCTTTCTAACATTCGGGCGTACTTGGAAAGGATAGCGTCCATTCCAAGATTTTGTTCATAATTTATCAGTGCAATTTTCATAAAGTTTAAATTAGTTTTATCTTCCACTGGTTTATTCCTTTTTCCGGATAAGGAATAAGTTTAACATCAGAGTATTTTTTCAATTCTTCTTCAGTGAACATATCCATAACATCATCTTTAAAAGCAAATCCGTCAGTCATTCTAACTTGTCCCTCGTAAGGCCTAACTTGAGAAACATATTCAGTATCATAATTTAATAGTTTGTGTTTCAATTCTTCTTTAGTCATAGAGTTTATGTTTCCTATACTCGAAGAAATCATTGCCGACAAAGGTTTTATTTCCTTCTATCTTGGCAACAGTTCCTGGTATAGTTTCCCAATATTTAAAAATTAACGGAAAGGAAACTTGATCTCGATTTGAATATCTGCAAATCTCAGCCCACCACTTTTCAAATTCTAAATTAGATTTTGGATTGTTCTTTCTTATAAAGCAAGTCAGTTCGCATAGTCCGCTGTGAGGAGCGTGTTCTTGCTTGGCATACTCTCTTATCTGTTCCGCTAGTTCTTTGGGGTTTCCTTTTTTTAATTGAACACAAGTATCCGCTTCATCATAAATGCAATCTCGTCCTGGGTGGGTGAAGAAAGCAAAGTCTTCATCTCCCATCAATTTTATCAGTTCGTGGGGGTCTTGTTTTAACTTACAATTTCCATCCATCCAAACTATGTAGGGCAAATCAGTATATTTATGGGTCAAAATCTTGTGTATCTTAGCGTTCATTACTGGTTCTTTGAACTTATCGCAGGGTTTTCTAGTCTTCCATTGAGATGACTTCTGGTCTGTAAATGCGATGTATTCAACGCCTTGATAACTGGTTTGCTCGATTAAATCATCTTTATCTCCTGTAATGGCAGTAACTACAGCTATTTCTTTAAAATCAACTATATTTTTAAATAAATCTTTGTATAAATGGGTAAATTTATCAGTAGTCCACTCATCTAAGACGGCTTGCTTGGCATTTTGTCCTATCTCCCTTCTCTTTTCTTCATTTTCTATCAGATAAGACAGGTATTTAACAAAATCATTAGAGTTCTTAGCCAGATAGCCTGTTTTTCCGTGCTTAATGCACTTATAAGGCTCTGTATCACTGGCTATAGTTGGAATTTCTAGCATTGCGGCTTCCATCCACTTGATGTTTGACTTGGCTTGGTTAAACTTGTTGTCTTTTAAAGGGCAGACTGATATATCTATGCCTAATTTTGCATACCATTTAGGAAAATCCATATAATCTCTTACTCCAACGTGATGAAAAAATCTATCTTCTTTGTATTCATCCCAAGTAAATCCTGCAAAATGGAACTCTACGTTGGGGTATTTACTTAAAATTTCTTCCATTGCTGGCCTGATGATAGGCGTATCAACGAAATGAGAAGCACTAGCCATCCAACCTATCCTAATCTTGCCGTCTTTTTTTAACTTGTTCTTTATCTTCCACAAGTCAGGATCTATTGCGTTAGGGATAACAGTACAATACGGATTGATGTCTTTAATTGACTCTTTCAGCTTAGGCGTAGACACAACAATGTGGTCAGCTATCTTTAACATTCTCATCCGCATATCTTTCTTTTCTTTGATCGCTTTGGAGTCGGGATGATTCTCGTCAACTTCTCCTGGTTCATCGTCTATGTCTATAATCAGTTTAGCACCAGTAAAATTCTTATGAGTGTCGTAGATATAATCTATGCCTTCATTGTCAGCCATTTTTAGAAACCAGATATCTCCTCTTGCTTTCATTTCTGTTGCACTTTGAGGATCAGCACGGACAGTCATTCCTAAAGAAATATCAGCCCCTAGTCTTTTTAAAGGATTAACAACTCGATACCATCCGATTGCTCCGTGAATTGGCTTGCCTTTCTTTTTAAACTTTTTACCATTCTTGCTTATTAAGTCTGTAATGATAGCCAGAACTTTAAATTTATTTTCCATATTTTCTACTATAAGCCTTAGATTCACACTCAAAGTAAGATGGGTGTTGCAGTCCTAACAAATCAGTATATGTCTGGTCAGATAAACTGTAGATTCTTTTCGGTATCGTCATCTCCCATAAGCCGTGATTCTCTACTGCTAGGATGTCTGGTCGTCTGGTCAGTTTACCATTGATGATACAAGTTATCGGTCTTATCTTCCAACCGAATCTATCGGTTAATTTTCTAAATCTAGAGGACTGCATAAATATCGTCAGCGTCAAAAATTACAGTAACCAACTTCTTATTTTCTAACTTTATAACCGGCATCCCTCCTCGGTAATTGGCAATAACAGTCATTCCTTTTTTTATTCCTTCTAAGTTAGAACTGATTACTTTTCCCTCTTGAGGTAAGTCGTATTTTAAATAACCGTCATCTAACAAAACTTGTTTACCTTTTTCTTTGATGTAGTTTTTTTCTATAATTACGATACATCTTTGTCCAAATGGTTTCATAGAGTTTTCATATTATCAATAATTTTATCCATCCTGTTATCAATTTCTGCCACTGATTTTAGAAAAAATATTTTCCTTTTTATGACAGACTTCGCTTTTTTTAATGCTCCTTTTTCATCAACAGCATTCACTGTAATTATCGTAGCTTCCATAAATCTTCCATCTTTTTCCTGCTTGTCTGCGGCAATAAATTGCCAGCTTAATTCTTTTTTCATAGAGTTTTAATAGCTATTGCCCAGTAGGATGCAGGGAAATCCTTATCATCTATGGGTTTTATCTCTTTAATCTTATAATCTTTTAACATATATTCAAGCGCATATTCTGTGAACCTCCAATAGTCGTGCGGGTAACTATGGATTGCTTGTCTGAAAGGTACGCCTAGTAATAATGTTCCTTTATTTTTAAGTACACGGGTAATTTCTCTCATTCCTTGCATAAAGTCATCAACGTGTTCCAATACCCCAGAACAGAATATACAGTCGTAACTTTCATCAGGTAAGTCTAGTTTCTTTACATCCAGTACAAGATCAACTTCACCTAATACCGAGTCTGTGTCGGAAGTCGTATAGGACTTGGCAGATTCAAAGTACTTCCTGTACTTTCCTCCTTCACAGTCGTCATCGTTCATTGAACCTATTGAAAGAACATCCCCCTTGATTCCTTTGGCTTTTCTTCTAAGCCATTTATTTGATGCTATTCTTGCTTCTGATGCCATAGAGTTTACATTCCAAAAGGTTTCCATTTATTCATTACTGGAACATCTACATTTTTTTCAACCTTTTTAATTTTCTTTGATTTAATAGTGTGTTTTTTAGGATGAGCGGCTTGATTAAACTTGTGTCCTGGACTTTGATTCTTTTTAGGTTTAGCCAACTCAGGCTGTGATACTTTTTTCATAATTTTTATTAGTTGATTATTTTCTCACTTTGGGCGATTTCGTGAGATACTCGCCCAAATAATCAAAATTGATTAGTTAGCTGTTCCAGTTCCGTATGCGTGCATATTGATAACCCAGTCAGCGTTTAACACCTTAGCGGCGTAAGCGTCAACTTTCCAACCAACTGTCGAAACCATTCGAAGCGGGTCTTTTGGAGGGTCAACAATTATACGAGCATCTCCTTGTCCACCGATTTTTATTTCAGCGACAGCACCTTTGCCAGCGATGAAATTAGAGCGGCAGGCAATAGAGGCAGTTCCGATAACACCTGAAGTACTGAAAGCCTGATTGGTTTCTACGATATCAACACCGTAGAGAGTACCGATAACACCTTTCTTCAACATTTCAGCGTTTTGCGATGAATTGTAAAGTCCAATGTTAACCCAGTTTCCAGCAGCCGTATCACCCTGTAGTCCATAAGCTCCGTCAACGTTGACAACAGCACGATAATTGCCGTTCTCCCATTTAGGGGCTTTGTTCTTTTTAAGGGTAGCAACAGCCATTCTAAGACTTGATACTGACAACGTGTCAGTAGAAGCGATAGCGGAGGCTTGAGCAGCGAAGGTAGCTCCACCGCATTGAACTGTAGCGGAGTTGTTTATTTCGTAACCAAGCACGATATCCATAGATTCAGCTGCGTTTTGTCCCATTAGCTCGACGTGTTCTTTCAAACCTGAGTCAAGCGTGGTCAATTCGTACAAAGTCGAAACGACTTCATAAGCTCCATAAGGAGCTGCAGTTGCAACTACGTTAGAAGCGGAGGTGTTTATACCAGATGGTGAGCCACCTTCTGTCAAAGCAGTCTTGTTGGCAGTCATCTGATTAAAACGGGTAAAGTAAACTACTTTTCCACTATTTTTAGGAACAATCTTTTGTACTGCAAGAAAGTCATACTTTCTCGTTGCTTGAACTCGTTCCAAAAACAGTTTGTCGTAGTAAACCTGCATAACGGCAGATAATCCACCAGTTGTAAGGGCGGATGTGCCTAATGCGGTATATGGCATAGTATTTTACGGACGATTGGAGATGTCAGCCCAAGGGAGAAAAGACTCCATTTCTTTAGATGACATACCTTTCATATCTTCTATTGAAACCCTGCCTTTAGGGGCAGCTTGAGATGCTCCAGTCGCCTGTGTACCTATTTTTTGTTCAATCTTCTTGTAAGCATCTTGTTGACCTTGAGCGCGGGTTTCTCCAAAGTATTCTTTGGCTATTTCGGCATAGGTCTTGTCTTTTTCAAGATTAAGTCCTAGCTTAAATATTTTGTCCCGTTGGGAAGCGTACGGCTTGCCTTCTTCAGAAGTAAGAAACTTATCCAGTTCCTTTTCTTCTTGCTGTAAAGCTAGCTGGCTTTTCAAGGACTGCACTTCTTGGAACGCTGCTAGTCCAGGATTATCCTGTATAGCTTGGTTCATTCGTTGCTGTTCTTGATTAGCTAATGCTTCGGCAATCTGTTGAGAAGTCATACCTGTCGTCTGTTCTAGTTGGTTTACTAACCCAGCTTTCTGGCTGAGTTGTCCCATTGCTTTTTGAGATTCTTGATATGCCTTTTCTAGTTCCTCTACATTTTTATACTTTCCTGCCAATAAGGTGCCTTCTCCTGTGTCCTCTTGGTTAGCGTCGCTAACGCCTTCTTCAGATTCTACAGGCTGGGTAACGTTATCGACAGTATCCGGAGAGGACGTAGCGCCGTCGCTCCCTTCGGGTGTCGTTATTTCTTCGTTAGTATCCACATTTTTTGAGATTGGATTTTTTAAAGAACTTCTATCGACCTTTAATTTAGAAGCTCAAGACACTAGAGTTTAGGATTGTCTTGAATTTCTAAGTCTTTAATTCTTGTTTCTATATTCTTAATCAGTCTTATAATAAATTTTAATCCTTGTGATTTTCCTTTAACGGTTGATAGTTCTCTTAAAGATTGGCAGTCATAAGCATATCTAAGTTTCTTTATTTCATCCTTCAATGGTTGTAACAGGTATCTTTGGAATGATTGGGATTCGATAAACATTTTAAGGGTATAGAGTTCTTGTAGTTCGTCTTTAGAGTTCATATCTTGTAATAACAGATTAGTATCGCACTTTTAATTATTTCCTTTATTCTCAGTCTATAGTTCTTAGCATAGCCTGTCTTAATCCAAGGATGAAGGAAAAACTTTAATCTATCTTGATATTCTTGTAATTTATAATTTCTTTTCATTCTTCTATTTCCTAAATAACATCTTAAATATTCTTTCATTGCATTGGACTAGAAAAATATATTATCCATTTTTTTCTATTAAAATTTGTTTTTGAATGACAACTATTACACAATGTTATTAAATTTTTAGGGTCACAATTTTTTTTATCATAGTCTCTACGCAATTCGTAGAGTTCGTTTAGTTCTTCTTTATTTTTCATTTGTTTCTAATTCTTTTATATACTTGTCTACTCTTTCCCAGTGTTTCGGACTAACTGTTACTATACTTTTAAGTTCACTGCCGTCTCTTAGTTTTACAGTATGTATTTCATCGGGGAAATGGTCTTCAATAACACGATATACTTTCCATTTGATATTTTCATCTATCCCGATATTCATATCAATTTTTCCATCAAGGAATTCCAGTTTTTTTTCTAGTTTTTCAATTTTCTTATTTTGGTCTTTAAATTCTTTTTCCAGTGAACTAAAGAACCAATCTACAAATCTTTGTTTTATCATAGAGTTTTTTCATCATTTAAACAGTTTTGTATAAATTCATTCCAATCTTGTTTTTATGCCATCCGTCTGTAAGTTTAGGATTAAATATCTCTTCGCATATAGTCCCACCCGTTTGTTTTCCATTCTTCTCAATCTTATAATCGAAATGATTTTTGCTTATGTGTAGAGTTATCATAAATTTACATCATTGGACTAGGCTGTTGAGGGGTCATTCCTTGACCCATTGCATTGGGGTCTACTGGTTGCTGTTCCATTTGCTGTAGGGCTTGTTCTTGAGCGAACTGTTGCGGATCTGGAACTAGTTTATCTATTTCATCTATTCCTCTTAACTGTAAAATCTTTCTTGCCCATTCCATTTGATTTTCAGGAGGGAGTATTTGTCCAAATAAATTATAAGCATCAGTCAGTTGTTTTATCTGAACGTCTTTATTCTTGGCTATCGTAGTCTCGCCTTTAATCTTTATATTGTACTTAGCATTTTGAGCGTCTTCACTGATTAAGAGTTGATATATCTGTTCTCTTATTCCTGTTTCCATTACAGGCTGTCCCATTTGGTCAACTTGTCCTGTGTCTACTTCATCGGGGAATATTCTAAGAATATCAGCTTCCGGACTTTGGATTCTTTTAAGTTCCATATCTATCATCATTCTGGCTAGGTCTGCTAATGCTTGCTTAAATCGTCTTGTAATAAGTTCAAATCTATTAGACGAATAAGTTGAAGCTATCTGGTCTTGTCCTAAGGTTTTGTTGGAAGCCGAACCTTGAACCAAATCATTAGCTCCACTGGCGCGCTTATGTTCATCATCAAACTTATTAAGTATCTCAATCGCTCCTTGTTTTATATCAGGAAATTGTATGACTCCAAATTTAGATTGAATAGGTTGTCCGTCTAAGTCTATTTCTACTATCCCACCGGGTTTAGCCACTAACTGTTTCTTATCAGGTATCGTTCCCTTTTCTGAATAGAACATCGGATTGTTGCACATCGTAGCGTTGAATTTGGTCTGGTTAAAAATTGAATGATAACCTTTCGAAAGTCCTAAGGTGTTTTGTCCTACGCCGAATCCATCGAATCTATTAGGGATGCAGTTAGGTTCAAATACAAACTTAACAACTTCAATGAATCCTGTGTCCTTAGCTTTATCTCTTAGTATTAAGCGTTCCTTTCCATCTGCAATAGTTTGAATCCTGTCTTTGGTTATTCGGTCATATACTTCTATCATTCCTTCACCTGCTTTGTTTAGAGTAATAGCATCTGATGTCATCTGTCTAGTAGAGTCGTGATTGTTAGTCTTTAAACTTCCGGATATTACTCGTTCCCTGTTTAGTTTAGATGTTCCGTCATCGTTAGGTATCTGGCTTTCATAATCATAAGCCGGATTATTCTTGACTTCATCTATCGGTAAGACACTTCTAAATATGATTGAACTTTGGCATTCTATATCTGATACGATTGGATTATAAAAACAATCTAGAATGTTAGGTACATCTAGACTGGGTTCGTCTGTTATAGGAGTTTGAGTTCCATCTCCATTGTCTTGCATTTCAAACTTCCAAATAACTTTTATAAGTGAAGTTCCAAAGGTTACACCTTGCTTTACCCACGCCTCAATCTTTTCATAGAAGCTAGGGATAGTTTCAAATCTATAGTTGATAATCTTTTCCAATATTTGGGCTATTTCTTTGTCTTCTCCTCCCACTCCTTCAACTTCTATTTCAGGGTTACCGGAAAAAATAAAAGGCACGATATAACTTATCTCCGTGCGCATCTTGGGGATATCTACAGACTTAAAGTAAGACTTGTTAGATGTTGTTTCTATAGTCTCTGTATTTCCCATATAGACAGTATAAATCTCATTGACTGCATCACGTTCAGAATTGTTAGTCTGTTGATAGTTTTCCTTTTCTTTGAATAAGGTATCTATGATTTGCTGGTCAGTTACTACTGGCTTAGGTTGTGTTGTTTGTTCAGTTGTTGTTTGTTGTTCCATTGGTTAAATATATTTCTTAAAATTAAACAAACTCTTTCTGGCTTTTTAATTTCTTTCTTAACATTAGCGTGTACCCAGTAAATATCATCATCGTCTTTGTTGTATTCCAATTCTATTTCACTTCCGTTTTCATCAACACCCACTGGAAAATTAACATTATGCACATTCACCTCATCCGCTAAAATAAATAATAATTGTTTCCAGTAATTAATGTCTTTTGTAGAGTTGTTTTTCATATATCTTGATAATATGTTCCTCTTTGTTCAAATATAGGGTCAGATATCTTTTTCTTAGGCTTGTGAGTGTATAGGGCGTATCTTAGAGCATCTAACGCGTGGTCGTTTTCCTTGACTGGTTTTTCTTCTTCGTTCTTTTCAGGCTTCTTGTCAGGATAACGATACGTCTCGAGTTCATAGATAAGGTTTTTGCAGTCAGGGTTAATGTGAATCCTTCCTTGTTTAAATAATTCCCTAACGTTATCAACTCCCGCCACAATGTCTTTGGAAACTTCACGACAGTTAAGGCCAGATTTTCTGAGGATTTCGATTCTATCAGGTTCTGCAGGGTCAGGGTAAACCTTTGTCGATTTGTAGAGCATTGCTTGTTCTGCAATTTGTTCTGTTGTTTGTTTGCTTTTATACCACTCATCTAAAATCCAATAATTATTATCTGAATCTATCTTGATAGGAATAATAGCCGCTGGGTTAGTATATCCAAAATCTATTCCTAGTATCGTATCAATGACTTGTTTGGGTTGTTCGTCTGTAACGTGTCTTTCCCTACTAAATTCTTTGTAAACTAATCCTTGAGTCTTTCTAAAGTCTGCTAGATATTCTTGAGCGAATCTATCTTCTGGTATTTCTTCTTTGGCTTTATCTAGTTCTTCTACTGGGAGATAGGGATTGTCATAACTGGTAAAATGAAAACTTTTGTATTCCGGCTTATTGTATAAATCGTAAAAATGATTAAATCCTAATGGAGTTGAAATAAATAATACTCTACCTCTGCGATCAGTTAAGCAAGGTCTTAATACTTCCTGCCAATTAACCCAGAAATTCTTATATTGAGCTACCTCGTCCATTACTATGAAATCAAAGAACTGTCCTCGTAGTGTTTCTATATTCTCCCAGCTTCTTAACATTATCCTACTTCCGTTAATTTCTATCTCTAATCTTGAATCGTTTATCTTTGCTTCTATTCCAGTCAATCTATTCTTTAGCATATCCCAAGCTATATCTCTTGCTGACTGATAAGTCGGTGCTATGTAACACACTCTTGCTTTTTTTATTGTTAAAGCATTGAAAGCTAATTCCTCTACAGCTAATACTGTTTTACCAAATCTTCGTCCAGCCAATAATACTCTGAATCTATCCTTGCTTTGAACTATCTCTCTCTGCTTTGGATGCAATCGGACCATAATCTTTAAAGGCTGAATCAAAAATAACTTGTAATGCTTTTCCGTCTGATTTAATATCTAAATTCTCTGCTAATTCTAATACGAATTTTAAATACATCTCTATTGATTTTTCTTTTCCTTCTAATGCGTTTTCTTTTAATTTAGCTAATACTTCATTACCTCCATTAGATGCTTCAATAAGCCATATTTCAACAACTCTTTTTCTATTTTCTTTTTTGCGTTGCTGATATGAATATGTACTTACTGATATTCCATATCTCTCACAAAACTTTTCTATAGTTTCTGTCCTTTCTGCTTTTGGGGTTGCTTCTCTTTGGCACATTTCTTCAATCCAAGATTTCTTAGGCACTTCAATATCCGAAGGTTGTTCAACTCCGTTATTGTCAATATCTGTTTTTTGCTCTTGCTCATTTTCCACAAGGTTTCCGTTTACCTTTCATAATTTTTTACTGATAAGAGGGTTTGAGCCCTCTTTGCAATACGGGTGTATCACTAACACTCTTATCAAAAAAAAACGAAGACTTTTAATTGGGCAACTTTGCCCTTTGTCTTCGTATTTATTTATTTTATATTCAGTTTTCCCTATTATACACCCGATTTTACTTTTTGTCAAATATTTTCTGTTGGTTTTGTGTCTTCTAGTTTTGCCCAATCCCAATTTCCTTTTTGACAAGTATATTTCCAAATCTGTCCGTCTTCATCAAGCCCGTAAACACTATGTCCTGTTCCTTCTCCTAAAACTTCTTTTCCCCAGTGATCCTTTTTTTCGTAAGTGTACCTTCCGCACCAACCTTGGATAAAAAATGGTTTCATTTTTATTTTATTAATTAGTTAATTTAATCCATTCATTTTTAAGTTCTACGAGTTTATCCTTCCAGAAGTATATATCACAGTGTTTCGACGCTTGTGCGTCAATTTTGAGCCTCTGGTGACGTTCTGGAAAGGTTTTGTGAAACCATTCGGTCGCCTCTAAGGGATTTTCGTGCCAGCTGTCGTTTGACCACATATGGCAACCAGCGCAAAGGCACAAAATATTGTCTGGGTCGGCGCTCATTGAGGTGTATCTTCCTTCCGGGTAGATATGCGATCCTTGCATTTGTTTTACTCGTCCGTCAGCTCCACACTTTTCGCATTTGTAGTTAGCTTTGTGCTTGACTATCATTTTTGCAATTTTAACGCAGTCTTTTCTTATTTGAGTTTTTGTCTTTTGCATATTATTCACTATAAGTATTTTATTTTATATGTTCTTTTGTAAGAAATTCGTCCGGATGTATATTCATTCTCATTAAAAAATCTCTAGACCTTAATGTCAGATTATTATTTCTAGAATCAATTATAAGTTGTGCCAAGTCTGATGTATTATTTAGATTCATTTTTTTGTGGTCATTGATTCTATCTTCTACATCCCATAATGCTTCTCGTATTATTTTTATCAGATACTTTTTCATATATTTTTAAATTAGTTATTCACTATAAGTATTTTCTTCAATTAGTTTAGCATTGACTTAATTTTTATTGCTAGCAACTCTTTCATTGATTTATATCCACGCAATTTGTTATATCCTTTTTCTTTTAGTTTTTCATTCACAAAAGCACGAAGTAATTTAACGTTTCCGATATCTTTTGAATTTAATCCCATTATTGTTTTGTATTCTTCTTCGTTCATAAATCTAATTTATTTATATCATAATTATTTTCTATCACTGGAACTCCGGCGATCCATTTTTCCGCCTTTTCATATTCTCCGGTACTGGGATTAAAAATAACATCAATTTTTCCTTCTCCTCCTAAGTCTCTTGATTTTGGAATAATAAATTGAGTTTTATATTTATCTTCAATGGTTCCTTCTTCCCTGTTTCTCCATAAATTTATAACCGTTGAAGCATTTTGTACAATAGCTATAGAGTCCTTAAAGCTATCTAGCGTTGGTCTATTTCCGTTTAATTTCCTGTAATGAGCAACAATTATTATTGATATTTTAAGCCTAATAGCTAATAATCTCAACCTAATCATTATTTGCTCGATATAATCAGTCTTGCTGTTCTTTCCGACAAGTAAATCAAAATAATGCAAATGGTCGATAAGCACAAGTTTAATTCCTTCAAATGCCAGTAATTCAAGCCTTTTTTCTACTAAATCTATGGTTGCCATTTTTCCCATTTTCTGAAAATAAGGATATTTTTGATTAAGATTTTCATAAGCCCGCGCGACATATTCAAGAAACAGTTCATCTTTATTTATTTCTCCTCGGATATAGGCATTCCAAGGATATTGCTTTTTTCCATCTTGACGCCTTAATTTTCCTATTTCAAAGTACAATGTTTTTTTTCCGTAATCTTCTAATCTTTCCTCTAAGGCAAAAACAGCAGTGGGTTGTTTGCATTTATAAATTATTGAAATTGTAAAAGTTGATTTTCCAGTTCCTGATTCTCCTCCGACTAGGATCAATTGTCCGGGGAATATTCCTGATAATTTGATATCCAGCCAATGATACCCAAAACTTATGATATCTTTAGCATCGGTTTTCATCAATTCATCATATCCAGCCATTACAACATCTTTTTTAGAAACAGATTCAATACCAATAGCGTCTTTATATTCTTTGAATGTTTGTTCTTCTTTTGCGTGTTTTTTTCTAAGGGTTAATTCGTATGGTTCCATTTTATTTATTTATATATTTACAAACTGTTAAAAGTGTCCACTGCTTTGTCATTTTCGCCGCCTGATTAACTGCTAATGTTCTTTTTTCTTTTGAATACTCAGATAATTCTCCAGCTGATTTTATATTTCTTCCAAATTCAGCGGTGGCGGTTTTTTTCGACGGAAACTTTAATTTTTTTATTTTCATATAATGACCAACTATTTTTAAATCTTCTCTTGTAGAACTACATAGAGATTCTATATATTTATCACTATCCCAATCCGAACTTTGTTCGGTAGTATTATCTTTACTTACCTTACCTATCCTATCCTTACCTATACTGTGATGACAATTTGTTAACATTTTGTTAACATTTTTCTTTTTTGCTTCTGTATAAGCCTTGTTTTCTTTAGTAGCTAATAATTTTTTTTGTTCGGTGTAAAGAGTTTCTTGATAAAAGTCTTTTCGGATGAGATTATTTATCGCCCAGTGCTTTATAACTACCACTCCATTTTCGAAAGGAAGAACAAATCTTTTTGCTATCAACATCTTTAAATCATCGTCTGCCGATCCAATCATCCGAATAACTTTTTTTGGATTTATAAAACCATCGTCATCCGCATACATTCCTAGTTGAAAATACAGTTCCCTTACTGAAACTGGCATATCCAAGAAAGCGTCGCTTCCCACTATTTTTAAACTAAACATTCTCCTTTGTGCCATAAATTTAAACACTAAAAAACCCCAACAAGCTGGGCCCCGCTAAAGGGCGACTTGTTGAGGTGTGTTGATGTTCAAATTTTTTAGCGTATTTTTCCATATTTTTACTGTACACGAAAAAAGTTATTTTGTCAAATTAGTTTTAATTCCATATAATCTTTTTTTGTAATCTTCCAAAATTCATTTTCAGCCATTTCTTTAGTTCGGCAGAAATACTTTATTTTGTGATATTTTACTAGTTTATAGCTTTCAACATCTCCCAGCCATTTCTTTTTAGCTTCTCCGGTTTTAAGATTAAGCGACTCTCCCCACATTCCTTTAGTTTTGGAATATACCGGAACTTGTCGGGTATAAATATTTCCTTCCGTTTTTGTGAAGATTATTTTTCCTTGTTCGGCGAGTTGTTTTAAATCTTCGTATTTCATAATTTAATTATTAACTTTCCCTAAGAGGAAACTAAACGATTTCTTATTTTTTCTATTGCCTTAGCTTCAATTTGTCGGATTCTTTCTTGCGTAACTCCATATTCTCTTCCAGTTTCGACTAACGTGTGAGTAGATCCGTCTTCAAAACCAAATCGGTACCTAATTAAGCTTAATTCTTTTGGTGTTAATATTTTTTCTGCTTTTTCTAATAGCTCTTTTCCCTTTATCTGATCTATAATTCTTTCTGGAGATTTCATAGTATCATCTTCAATCATAAGTACGTCAGGATTGTTCAGTCTTAATTTTCCTATTTCCACAACTTTTTCAGTTTCTGAGTTTTTAATCTCGTCCGCGATAAACTCCAGCCATTTTGGAAAAAGATTATTCTCATCAACTCTAAAAAACTTAGCTACTTTTTTTCTTTGATACTCACTAGGATATGCCCTACAGGTTTCCCAAGATGTAACTGTTTGTTTTCCAAATCCTAGTTTAATTCCTAACTGCGCCTGAGTTAAATTTGATTTAACCCTGAGTTTTTTTAATTCGTTGTTTCCCAATCCTCTTCTGATAATTAATTCATAACTGCTGGAGTCATCTTCTGGTATTTCAACATCATCTCTAATAAAATAATAGATCTCTTTAGCAGTTTCTTCATCTAATTCAGATTCAACAATAAATTCTTCCACCAAGGGATATCTTGAAAATTCTTGTTCCAGCCTTTCAATCATCGAAACATATTTTCTGAAATTAGTAATTGAAATCTTTTTCATATTTGGGAAGGGAGAGAATTGCGGGAAGCTTTCGGAAATTATGCTCGGCAAGACAATAAGCACAATTCATCCAACAATTCTCTCCAACTTGTTATGTTTCAACTGTTTTAAGTATATATTATTTTTTCCATTGTGTCAAGCACACACTTGCAATATTTTCTATTCCGTGCTAGTATTACTTTGTAACTAGTTAAGATTTAAAAAATGGACGAAGCAACAAAAGTAAAAATAATGGAAGACTGCCCTCGTTTTGATTTCTGCGATGTTCCAAAATGTCCACTTGATATGGATATTAAATTAAGAGTATCTGTTAGCGGTGATAAAAAATGCACTATGGAAAAAAATGTAAGGTTGCAAATTGGAAAAAAATGGGGGCTTCCAAAAATAGGATTAACTGATGCCGAATATGCTGGAAAGATTAAATTTGAAGCATTGTCTAAAGAAGAAAAAGAAAAGTTGGCTGAGCGGGGCAGAATTGCCCTAAAAAGTTTAAAAAGGTCGCCAGCACAGGATTGACACCACTAAATGGTACATAGATAGCCTTGAAACTAGAACTAGGCTTAAATAAGCAATAATAAATTTAACTAAAAAAAATGACTTACGCGGAAAAACTTTTGAAACTTGAAAAAAGAAATCGGACTATTTTAAAGTTGCGAGAAAAGGGATGGACTTATAAAAAACTTACTGAAAAATACGGTATATCAAGACAGCGTATTTTTGCCATAATAAGCCAAGAAAGAGAGTTATTGAAAGTAAAGTGAAATATTGCCCTTGACTTTCTGTATTACCTGTGCTATCATTGCTAGGTAATCAATTAACATAAACCAAATGAAAAAAAAGAAACCGTATCTGCTTGTCGCTTGGGTCGGAACGGCAAAGCAACTAAGATTAATTTTAACACTTAGAAAGGACACAAAAAAATGAATATTCAAATCACACTAGAGTCAGGACAAAAATTAAATATGGATAAGGTCGCCTATATCGGTTTCGAAGTATCAAGCGATGAATACGAACAAGTCACAGAAGCTCCGGCATTTATAAAAAATAAAATTCAAGGAAATGTACAGGAATAAAAAAGGACAATTTGTTTCAGAGTTAGACGCTTTGGAAGAAATAAGGGAACTATTGCATAGCAAAAAAATTCCAGTTAAATGCCTAAATGACTTTGATTGGAACTATAAGAGATTAGTAAAAGTCAAAACAGATAGCTTTCAAAAATGGGTAATGGCAATCTGTGCAGGGCTATTTTTCGGAGTAATAATAGGACTGATAGCTGTATGGATTACTCAACCAGAACCGCTTATAGGACAAGGACCGTTACTTCCAAGACAAGAAAGAATACTAATGTATAACTCGGTAACTCCTCCTATAAAACACGATTTCTATATAGGTAAAACTGGGTTCGTTGATAGATGTAATATCCTATCAGTAGCCGCAGAAAAATTAAAAAATTAAAACAAAAAGCTAAGGGTGAGTAGCAATACTCAAAATGAAAAGATTCAAACAATGGGGGAAAGAAGTAACCAAGCGTTACTGGAGGCAACTTAAAAACTCAAGATTTTTTTTAGCAGTAATATGTTTGTCGATAGGGGTTTCCTACACTATTTTATATTATGAGGTTAAACCGCTGTATAAACAATTACTGGCTTCAAGCATAGTAAGCATAAAGATAAATGAAGCTTTAGGGGCTTCCAATGGTAATGACAAGGACGGAGAAGTGAAAGCATCTCCTATCCCGTTATCGGAAGCTAAGGGAAGCTCTGGATCGTCAACTTTCCCCTCTAGCGACATTGAGAAAGAAGTGTACAAGGTTTTCGGAGAAGAAGACTATCCCGTAGCTAGAGCAATTATGCTTGCCGAATCAGGCGGCGTAGCTGACAGGATAGGCGATAATCACTTGTCAAAACCAAGTATCGGTTTATTCCAAATATCTCAAATCTATCACGATTATTCCGAGGCAATATTAAAAAATACCTCTGAGAATATCAGGATAGCAAAAGAGATAAAGGACAAAGGATCTTGGACTCGCTGGACTACATACAACACTGGCGAATACAAAAAGTATTTATAATCATTAAGAACAATTAAATGAAAATTGCACAAGCGTTGCTTCTAAGAAAGCAACTAGAAAAAAAAGTTAATCAATTAGAGCCTATAAAGGCTATGGGAGAACAAGGTATATTTGCCACTAAAGTAAGTAGAGTAAATGTATCTGAACAAGTAGATGAAGTATCAATCCAAGTTCCTAAAATGACACTTTCTGAAGTTACCGCAGAATATGATAAGTATGCGTCATCACTCAGAAAGTTAGATGCTTCAATTCAGAAAGCCAATTGGGAATTTGACGTTGATTTCACTGATAAAGAAAATCCTTTCGATAAATAATTTTATTGGGGGATTGGATGGATATTATATAGCGAGAGAGAAGGCTTTGGACGATGTGCCTTAAACATCGCAGTAAATTGCAATTTACAACTCCATTATCTAAATTCTATTGGAACTTTATGTCACTGGTTCGATTCCAGTCGGGGGAAACCTCGTAGCTCAGCTGGTTAGAGCGAAAGTTAGAAAAAATCTTAAATGCTAAATTGTAATCAATAACCATTATTTTAATAACACCAGAAATCTTAAAATCCGAACTGTTAAAGAATACTTAACCAACTCTCTGGATATAATATCCTATCAATCCCCCTATCTTAAGTCGTAACTAGCAAAGAGGGTAGTATGAGGCGCAACTCCTCGCGACTACTACTCTCCTTGCTGAAAAACTATGATTAAACCAATGAGGGTTGAATGCCCAGACCTATCAGAAAACCCCAAAGACGGCGGACTGATAGATGCCATAAGAAATGATATGTTTGTGGATTGGCTATGTGATAACTGGCCACTACATCCTGACGCTTATGGAATGAAAGATAAAGAAAGAGAAGATAACGAGCGTAATAATTTTTATAAATAAAACTATGTCATTCTTACCAAAGGGTTATGTTGCACCCAAAGAATCAAGCAACTATTTGAAGTTAATAGAAGGAACAATTAAGTTCCGAGTAATAGGCAACGCGGTAATAGGTTTTGAGTACTGGACTCAAGATAAAAAACCAGTCAGATTAAAAAACAATCCGCAAGAAAAACCAGCCGATATAAAACTTGAAGACAATGGATCTTATAACATTAAGCATTTCTGGGCTTTCCCAGTGATAGATAGAAACGATTTAAGCGGAATTAAGATTCTTGAACTCACGCAAGCCAGCGTAATGCGAGATTTAGAGGCTTACTTAACCAATGAAGACTGGGGAGATGTAACTGAATACGATATCTCAATAACCGGAACAGGAAAAGGAATGGATAGGCGATACTCAACAATAGCCAGCCCGCACAAACCTTTGAATGATAAAGAAAAGAAAATGGTTGAAGATAATCCGGTAAAACTAGAGGCTCTTTTCTACGGAGAAAATCCTTTCGATAAGAAGTGGAAACAGCCCTCAGAAGAAACACCCGACATAGATGTAGCCTTTTAGTGATTAAAGCCCGTACAAGTCCATTTTGAGCCTTAGGCGCGAATCTATGAAGAAACTATTTGAAATTAAAATCCTAGTGGAATCGGAAAATGAACAAGAAGCCACCAAGGCTATTCATCAGTTAGGACTAAAAGTCAGAGGTTGCAAGAAAGTAAGCGGAATAAGAAGCCTTAATCAAAATGACGCCTTGCATCTCTGGCTCAAACAGATTTCAGATGAAGCCAATGAAAAAGGATTGACGATTGATATGCTTATAAAAAATCCGACAGAAATACCAATCACTCCGACAATACTAAAAGACTTCTTCCGGCTAACAGGGAAAAAGATGTTCAAAAAAGACTCGACCGCAAAACTGGACAAGATAGAATTTTCAGAATTGATAAAAGTATTTGAGCGGGCGATAGCTGAAAGATTAGATATACAAATAAACTTTCCTAATATAGAAGACTTAATTGATAAAACTTATGAATAAAGGAATTTGCGGAAGTTCATCCGCTTACGAAAAAAAATCTATGAATAGAATTAAATGGGGATATCAACATTGCAAATGGGAAACTAAAAACTGTAAAGAAAAACCTATATTACTGAAAAGAATTAGTTCGTTTTCGATAGGATATAATTTCGCAATAATCGAAAAGTATTTATGGAGAACACTGTATTTCTTAGTATCAGCTATTCTCTTATGGATAGCTTGGGAAATTGTATCAATTTATCTGTATTCGCAAGACCCGCTAGTTCTTATCTTCGGCTCAATATACATCGGAGCGATATTTTGGATAATTTGGGTTTTAAATGAAAAATAATATGTACAAACAAATCTGCCATAGTTGCGGAGAAAAACATAAAGAATACCGACCTATAAAATACGGACTAGGTCGATGCGAAATCTGCGGAACCTATACCGGAGTGGCGGAAGTCGAATATAGACCGGAAGTGATTGATGAACTATTTGGAAACTTAAATAAATAATATGAAAAAAGAACAATGGGAAGAAAAATTTTGTGAATTAACTAAAGGCGGAAGCGGATATATGGAAGATGTAACTGACTTCATTCGCAAACAAAAAGAATTAAGCTATCAACAAGGCAAAGAAGACGGAAAAGCGCGGATAATAGAGATGATAGAAACAATGGAATTAATCGGAAAAACCAAGGAATACGAAATTGCATTAGACGATATTTTATCTAAATTAAAAACCTAATAAATAATATGAAAGAAAATAAAACAATAGAATATTAGGTGTATTGGACATTACGGCTTATGTATACTTATGGAGTGAACAGAAACAAGGTAAATTTTAAAAAAGCTATGAGGGAATTATTAGATAAAATAAACGAATTAGAAGAAAAAAATGAAAGAAAATAAAACAATAGAGAAAAGAGAATACGAGGTATCATACGAAGTAAAGATTTTACATACTGGTTTGTTTTCAGTAAAAGAAATAAGCACCGATGGTATAGAGATAGTTTCCGCTTCTAGTTATACGGAAGTCCAAGAAATTATGGATAAAAAGATGAAGGATATAGTAGCCCAATCTGGAGAAGGAGTAGCTTTACTCCCAAGCATTAAATCAATAAAAAAACTATAATTTTATGAAAGAAAATAAAACAATAGAAGATATAATGGACAACTTCAGAAAGAAGTTTGATACACAAGGTAAAAAAACATACATCGGAGACCTATTGCAATATGAAAACAAAAAGGGGGATATTTTATTCACAATAGATGACATTAAAGAATTCCTCATTAAATCTATAGAACAAGCCTATCAAATGAACATTATAAAAATGCACAAAATTTATGAAGGTGATAATATGACTATATTTCACAAGGATGATATTTATATCGGAGAACAGGCAGAAGTTGCAGACGAATTGATTGAAATAGCTTTAGCAGGATATTTAGAATTTATCAGTATGGCGAAACATCAAAAAGATAAAAAGATATTTTGGAAGAGCGTAAAGGAAGCTTTTTTGGAAAGATTAAAAGATATATCTGATGCCTCATAATAAAAGTTTTTAGAGAGTTAATTATTAAATTAAAATAAAATGTATAAACTAGATTTAGCGGTGTTAATAAGATTGATATTTTCTATTGTGCTTCTTTATTTTGTGTGGACAAGTTCTAGTTGGTCGGTGGCGTTAAGTTTGACTTTGTTGTTTATATTTTCTGAACAAGTCGGAAATATAATAAATAAACTAAAATAATATGAGAAACATACCAGATAAAATAACAATCAAAGACTGCTCCATAAAAAACCAAAAACATATGATTTCAAACCAAGAAAAAATAAGACAAAATGAAAGACTGATGAAAGAATGTTTGCCGACCAATACTTATGAAAAAAAGAGGATATTTTATGAACTTCAAGCAGAAAACAAACTCTTGGAAGAAAAGAAAGCAATTTGTCCTGAGTGTAAAAAGGAATTTCAACTGTCTAACGAACAAAAAATGAAGTTAAGGCTAAAATCTGATTATGTTCCTTGCTGTTCAGTTAAATGCGCGAGAGCAAGAACTTCGTTTTTTAAATAAAAAGCCTAGATATCAGAACTAAAAGTATTACTTGGGTTCTCATCTAGGCTCTTTTTTTAACTAACCTTTAACCAGCCACGCAGATAAATTAAACCTACTCCGACTACTACCAACACAATGCCTAGAACGATGTTAACATCCATCCTTTCAATCCCTGTTGATACTGCCCCGATTCCTAAGAGAAGCAGACTTTCTTTTTGAATCTCTTGTGTATCCATTATTTTTCTCGATTTTGACTCCAAAATCTTATTAAAAATTTAATTTTTCTAACTACATATTTAATTATATTTTTTCTTATTAATATTTTCATGGCATTTTTTACACAATGTTATCCCGTTATCTAATGCTGTTCTTAATTCTGGATATTTAGAAAATGATTTTATATGATGAGCCTGTAAACTTCCTCCTCTCTTTCCACATTCGTAACAAATCCAATTATCACGAGCGAAAACAGACTCTCTCCATAATCTTATTTCAATAGAATGTCTTATTATTTGATTTTCAGGAGTTATACCACCTTTCCATAAATAACATTTTTTCCCCTTGTGAGATTCCGACATTTTGTTTCTTGTATGTATAGAATGTTTTTTACCCAGCATCCCATTAGGGCTTGGTTTTCCTTTATGTGCAAGAGAAATTTTTAATTTGTGTTCCTTCGTGAATGGAGAGCGCTTTTGACCCAGTTGCGATAAACTAATTTTTCTTTTAGTTTCATTAGAGTGCTTTTTTCCAAGCATTCCCCCTTTTTTTCTTCCTATATTGGCTTCGCTTATTTTTCTTTTTTGTTCTTCCGATAATTTCCAGTGTGTGACTCTCTTGTAAATACCCTTTGGCATAAATTTTTAACAAGAAAGGGTAGACGCTTGAGAGAATCTACCCATTCTTATTCTCAAGCTAATTATGAGTAGATTATAACAGATATTTAATTGTTATGCAACCTTTTAATCATTTCTTAAATTTCCTATACGATACAAACTTATAGTAATTTAATGGCAATACGGAATTTGTCCAAGGGTCGTAAATCTTCTTAACACCATCTTTCATAATTCGGCACACAAAATGCTGAGACTTCCCGAGCCGCTTAAGCCTTTCCATACTTTTCCAAAACATCAATTCCGAATTTGCAATAATTCAGATCAACATATCCATTTATTCCGGCCACTTTTCCACGGCTTGAATACTGCCAAATCGCATAAAAAGGCCACTTGCCTATAGCTGGCGGTTTTAATCCCACCACTGGCAAATTTAAGCCATAATTGGCTATCCACAAGCCTGTATCTCTATCTATTATCGGTTGCCAATTATAAATTTTAGCTGTTGAAGAATTAAGATAAATCAATGGTTTAAATCCAACTAACCTTTCAGCTTCTTTCAGCCAATCTAAACACCAAGTAACTGGATTTTGTAATTTAATCTCAAAATCCAAAACCAAAAACTCTCCTTGTGCTATATCGCCTACATTTCTAATAAAGCATTGCGCCTCTTTTATTGCGTTATCGCCATTGGAAAAATGGTAATATCCCAAAGGAATATTATTTTTTCTCGCTTCTTCTTTGTTCTGTTTGAACTTTGCGTCAATAAATTTTTCTCCTTGCGTACATTTTAAAATGGCAAAATCTTTTTTCACTTTTGTCCAGTCTATATTTCCTTGCCATTTTGAAACATCAATCCCATGTATTGCCATATTGATTATATATTTTTCTTGGAATTTTACTCAAAGCCGAGCAGACTTTGTAAGTTCCCAAAAAAAACATAATTAAAATTATTAAAATGACTGCTAAAACTTTGATTGTGAATTTATCGTCGGTACAAATAATATTTTCATTAGACATAACCCTTTTTGTTAGCCATCACAGCTTTTTTGTAGGGTTATGCGGATGATTAGTCCAGTGTCCTTGGCTTTGCATTCACCTTTGGCAGGGGCTACACACAAGAACTGCCTCGTCAGGCAAGCCGATAACCCGTCCTAGGCATTGTTACCGACTAGAGTCCTAAACTTTTTAAATATGCGATTATGTAATCTGGCGTTAAAAATAAATCTATTCCAGCTTGTTTTAAGAGAAAATAAAGACTTACCATCATCAAAATGACTCCGGTAAAGAATATTGCAAATAATTCTCCTCTTGGTTCTCCTCCGTCCATATATTTATCCCTATTTCTGCCTAGAGAGATTTATATTAAAAAGGGGGGTTAATAATATATAGAACTCTAAGCAGGAATTGAGACGGAAACTTTGTGGCTTCCGTCTTGGCGATTGAGGTTGTTGCCTCGCACGCTGGTCATTGGGTAAGCCCACGATTGTTGAGGAGATGACCTGCAGAAAGCTGGACGTTGCATTGCGAGCAACAGTACTTTTTGCAATCATCGTCCAAAAACATCGGGCATTTGCAAATCGGGCATTGGACAAGGTTGTCAGCGTTTTTCATTTCCTCCTCCCGTGCATTTATCACACTTTTCTGGTTTCCCGTGATAGGGGCACCAACGGCACCATTCAAACGGGTCTTCTTTTTCCAAAAGCATTGTGTACATTTCTCTTATACTCCCTACCATTTAGAAAACTCACGCCTTTTACGCCACCGATGATACAAGAAAAGCCAATAGTAAATTCTTCGCATAGCACACCTCCGTTGAAAGAACTCAATAACAACCGCATTTCAGCTCTCTCTCATAAAAAGCTGAAGGCAATAATTATAGGGATATTGTTCCTCCTCGAATTATCCATATTCCAGCACCAAGAAAGGCAACTCCAAAAATAAGCGCAACCCAGATATTAGAAACTCCTATACCTAAAATATTTACTCCTACTACAGAAAGAATTAAGGCTAATCCGACTATGACTAAAATTATTCCTACAATTTTTATCACTATTTCACTTAAACTCATATAAAATCACCTTCCTTATCTAGTTTATTTTTTAAACATATATTTAATCAATTCTATTATTCCGATAATTCCACCCGTTACTATCCCTACAAAAATAAAAAACTTCTGGATAACCTTTACGGCTTTGCCTGAATTTGTCCAGACGGTGTACATTTCGGTTGTCATTCTTCCGTATTCTTTTTGGTGGTCTTTTGCTTGTTGCGACATTTCCAAAATTCTATCCATTTTAATATCTTGTTGCTCAAATCTGGATTTCGTATCGGGCGACATTGTGTGAATAGTTTTGACTGATTTTTCAATCAAAGGGTGTAGAGCTTCGCAAACCTCTGCGACTATTTCTTTTTTTAGTTTTTCATCCATAACGCACATATAATTAGGCTTAATCGCAATCACTTCTCTATAGCTATCCGCAAATCAGAAATGATTGCTATAAATCTACTTTTCTTCTTTAATTTCTTCTTTGATTTCAGGAAGCTGTTGCAGTTTGTTCATTATTTCGTAGGCTTTTCCGGCAGGCATATTTCCAGTGGGAGCTGATGCGATGTAGGTTAGAACTTCTTGCAAGAGTTCTTGAGTGATTTTTCTTTCCATTTATTTAGAGTTAATTGTTATCGATTTGGTGTCTATTGGTTTTACTTCAATCTCGGACTTTGATTTTATTCCTAGGCTTTCGCATTGTGCGATTAGGTTTTGGACTTCTTCTAGGTCGGCTTGTATCGAAGCCTCTTTGGATTTTAAGAAATCATAATCATAATGTATTGTTTCTTCTTTCACTGGTTTGGTTTCCCCAAGTGTTGTCTCGTCAATTTTTGAAAATTCCATAATTTTAAATTATTAAACTTCTAGTTAATACTCCTGCTATATTTCTAGTTATATAAAGATGACCAACAGTTCCGTCATCAGTAAATTCCATCGATCCTAATTCTTGAGTTGTGTTCAAAACTCCAGCTGTAAATTTCAAAGGTGCGCCTCCTGCCGCCGCAACACCTGCCTTGATATGAACCACTGCCGTCGGGCTAACTACTCCCATTCCAATATTGCCACTGACATCGAAAACCATTTTTACACCTGAATTTGTTCCGTTCTTATAAAAATACCAATTTCCTACTCCCCCTGCGTATGAATATCCTGTTCCAAATGACCAATCACCACCCCCTGTTTGCGTATTGGTAAATCTGATTTCTGTCCCTCCGCCGTAACCATTGCAAAGATACATCGCACTGTTAAATGATTGTTGAGTTCCTATTGAAATTGCTCCGTTGATATAGGTATTTCCTGTAACCTCAAAGGGACAAGAGGGGGCTGCTGTCCAAATACCAGCGAATCCAGTATCTTCCTTGAGAGTAAACGCAGCGGTTCCAGCGGAACTTCCGAAATGGCGTAGGATATTAAATGTTCCCCATCCACCCCCAATTATAGAATTGTTTTCTATTGTAAACCCGTACTTATCACTGTAATGGTTAAGACGAATTTGACTCTTTCCAACATTTTGAGAACAAAGTGACATAAAATAATCAGTTGAATAATCACCAATCTGAAAATCATAAGATGGACTTGCCACTTTAATTCCTAGTCTATGATTTGTCGCATCCCAAATAAGATTTGAATCAGCTCCAAAAACTCCATTTGAATTAAACTGAATTTGAGTGTTTGAACCGGCAGGAGCTGTAGCGGGATTAACTAAATCTAATTTTTGAGTTGTAGGATTAAATTTCAGTCCCATTATGTTAATTTTACATTGGTTATAATCTGCTTTGTAACTGCATCGCTGTAAGTTACTGTGAGCGTTCCAACTGTCGCAGAGGCTAATTTATATGTATAAACTTCACTCGAAGTCGTCGGATAAGTTACAGCAATTTCATCGAATTTCGGTATGTTAAAACCAGCTATTGATTGTAGAATTGTATTCCCCGTGTCTTGTTTGTCAGAAGTAGCCAGTGATGGCAAACTCCCGTCTGGATTGACAATCTCAACAACCTTTACTTTTAAACCATCGTCAAAAGAAAGGTTATCAATGTATTGACTGCTATACTTTGTCATTCCTATTTGGTTATTTGACATAATCGTCTAGACATTCAGGATTTACTATCGCTCCTGTTTGACATACAGGGCAGTAAATCTCGTTGTCATTTAATTTTTGCCAAGCGTGATGAACGCATTGGGTTACTCCCGTCTTTCTTATATCTGATTCTGAAACTTTATAAACTGTCTTTATAAATTCTTCTGGTTCTTCGTTCATTTAGTTTGAAAAAATGGATTACGAAATTGTGTTGTGTATTTAGATTGTTGAGGCTGTTGATTCTGTTGTGGTTGTTTTTGAGGCTGTCCGTATTTAAACTTTAACTTTTTATCGAAAGTAGACATAGCTTTATATCCTTTCCTTTGTGTCTTTCCTACGGCAACGTCTTTTTTATAAAGATACATCTGTAATGCGTAAGCCTGTTTAGGCGGAATGAGTCCGTTTTCAAACATATCGTCTATTGAGGTGGGGCTTAAAGTTCCGTCTGAATACATCTGTTTTAAAGTTTCGGGGTCTTTCTTATCTAAAAGAGTTTTGACAAAAGTAGCCTTCTTGACAGAGGTTTCTTTGTTTATCCTTCTGTCTAGTTGGTATTTGGTGGATTCGTCTAAATCTCCGTTATCGTATAGGTCGTTGATCATCGAGGTTGTGAGTGTCCCTGGTTTGTATTTGTCTACTGCATTTATCCCTTGACCACTTTGTAAATCAGCTTTCAGTTTATCTTTAGCGACCGCTTTATCGGCCTGTTGTTGGGTATCAGCGAAGGCAATACCTTGGGAAGTCTTATATTTATAGTAATCACCACTTGGAGAACTAACTTTTTGGACATCACCAGATTGTAGATTACTTTTAGATGCGGCATCGGTCTGTTGATTTTTCAAATTTTCAATTTGTTTCATTCCATTGGCTTCAGATATTTTCCCATATCTCATATCCTGTTGGATTTGAGCAATCTGTTTTTGGTCGGCATAGTCTTGCCACATTGCATTGGTAGGGTCATTGGGAGAAACGTGCGTCCGAAGTCCAGCCACATTGATAGCAGTTTGAGGAATTGTTTGCTTTCCCGACATCAAACTTTGAATCTGTTGAACCCCTATCGGTAAATCTCCAACTCCTACGTTGCTTGCTAATTGGGAAAGTGTTGATTTATCAGAATTTGGGTCAACTATCGGATTGCCATAGTAATCTTTATTGGTATAAGCGGAAACCATATCAGAAAGAACTGGATTAAGTCTGGATTGCGCATAGTGGGTTAGGGCATCGGTACTCCCTTGCATAAGACCAGCAATCGGTCTAGATGGTTCACTGACAAAAGTTTGAGGCCACGATACATCTTGTTTCTTTCCACTGGGACTTTCAAGGTTAGTTTGAGTATCGGGAGCAATAGTATAGTTTAATAATAGTTGCTGTAAGTTAGGGAATTTACCTGTTGCCAAAAGAGTTCCTAGTGAAGCCAAGGTTCCCATTACGATAGATTTTCCTACTACTGCCTTGAGAGCTAAAGTCTTAGTGGGATTTTTAGTCAAAGCTTTTCCAATAGTTACATATTTTGATTCGGTGAATTGCGGAGCCAATAAAAGCCTGGTCATCCACTTTTGAGAATTAGGGTTGATATTCATTGTATGATTGTTCATCTCTCCCATTATCTGATTTATCTCCCTTCCTAGCTCTCTCCCTTGCGGTGATTCTGGATTAACTTTTCCACTTGAAAATACTTGGTCAACTAAATTTAATTTAAGGGTGTGCAATTCTCGGTCAAAGATAGCTCTTGATTGAGCAGTGAAAGGATTTAATCTTCTTAATCCTGCGGCTGGAATCCCTCTGTCCATATTTACTCCACTGCGAAGTCCAGCGTCAAAAATAGACATATCGGTCCCTGGAATTAATTTACTTCTAAAACCATCCTCTATTTTTTTGGTGAAGGTTTCACTTAAAAATGAAGGGATTGATTCGGCTATTCCTTTAGTCCCTTTCATATTCGCTTCAAACAACGAAGATCCTGAATAGTTGGCACTGACATTGATTGAATGGAATCCTGAAAAGTTTAAAAGAAAATGTTTCATCGGTTGGGTGGCTCTGTCATAAAGTGTCCCGACTGTATTTAAAAATCCACCTTCTTTTAATCCTCCAACTAATCCTTTTTCTTTTACTAATTGGAAAACATCTTGATTGGTTTTGGGTTGGAATCCTTTTAGATTTTTATTGACATCCGGATGGAAAGACATTCCTTCTAGTCCTGGGATATTTGAATTGACAAATGGCTTTCCTTCGGGGGTTTGTCCCATTCCATTCATACTCACTTTTCCAGGTGCGGATTCTCCTAAGCCTTGTTTTAGTGCTTGACGGCTTAATACAGTGGAAGAAGCTCCGTAATCGTTTTGTAAGTCTCCCAATATATTTGGGTTTTGTCTTTTAAATCCTAATGCTTCTCCTTCAGCATAAGTTTTAAAAACTCTGGGTTGAGATTTGAACCCGTTGTATGGTTGGATTCCCCTTTGGCGGGCAATTTCATTAAATCTGGCTAAATCTTGAGGATTGCTTAAATCCCAATTATGAGGAATGTAATTTTGGCGTAGTGGTGTTTCTCCTCCCAAAGCCCTGTCAGTTGCCAAACGAAAGTCATAATAATCAGCAACTTTATTCATTGCCTTCTTAAATTGCTTTGGGTTTTCTGCTTGCTTCGCTAAATCATCAATAGATTGACCAGTTTCGTATTGTTCCGCTAATTTAAGGTCATTGGGACTTAGTTTTCTAGCATCTACAAAAGCATCCTTTCCTCTGATATTTAATTCATTTTTAACTCTTTCTGAATTTACTATCGCACTTTGAATTTTCTCTTTTTCTGTATTCCCTGTTATTTTTAATTCTACTTTATTTTTAGTGTCTTGCGGAATAGAAACTTTTGGTTTTTCAATAACTGGGTTTTCTCCCTGAATAGGAAATCTGGTTGGGGTATTAGATTTTTCTTTAGCATTTTGTATCCCGGTATTAATATTCTCTTGTTTATTCGGGTATATCCCTCCTTCTTGTATAAGAGGGTTTTTATAACCAGCTTTTCCTAATCCTTCATCTTTTACTGTCAAACCTGCTCTATTTAATAATTTACTTTTAAACTCAAAAGGAACTTGCACTTGTTGTTCGGGTATTCTAAATCCTCCTGTTTGTCTGACGGGATTTTCTAGGTTTCTAACTTGTGGTATTCCACCCTGAGCAAAGTTTCCTGTTCCTTCTTGAAATATACCATTAGGATTAAGATTCTCAACTCTTGATGGGATAGTTTTAGGCATTGTTTTTCCTAATGGTGTCGTCAAATCACTGGCAATATTTCTTACTTCTTCTGGTAAAAACTTAATACTTTTAGCCGAATTAAAAATAGGTTTTGCGAACTGACTAACATCAAGACCGGCAAGCAAGGTATCAATAGCTGGATTTCCTATCGCTTTCCATAAAGGGTCACCTCTTTGAACTCTATTTTGAGCTTCTGATTGAAAAGAATTTACCCTCCCAAAAGGAGTGTTGTAAAATCTACCACTCGCCTGTCCTTTTCTTATTGAGTTAGGAGCTTCTAATGCTGAAGCAACAAATCTTTCTGCCGCTTGTGGAAACATTTTAGCGGTTTCATAAGCTCCGTGAGGTATTTCTCTCATTACGTCCCTTATTCTTAATTGAGGAGTAGGTTGAAAATACTTTCCAACAGGAGTTCTCGTATCATTCATTACCTTATCAACCGTACCAAAAGGAGTAACATTATTCCATACTGACTTTGTTATTCTTTCAGGATTTTGAATATAATTTTTTACTTTGTTTTCTGCAGGCTGAATCCATTTAGGAGAAGGAGATTTTGCGAAGTTTAAAAGTTGCCTAGGTACTTGACGAATTTCATTGACTATCGGTCTCGCTATTTTTTGGTCAACAAAATTACTAACATTCTTTTGTATCGGAGTAACGAAATTCTTGACACTGTTGAATGCCTGTTGGCTTGCCGCTATATCACGGCGGTTCTTTTGATTTATTAAGTCAAATATGTTCATAGTTTAACCAAAAAGATTAGGGTCATTTTCAAGAGTTCCATCACTGTATCCATAAGGGCTGTAGTTCGCTTGGGCGTTCTTCTTTTGAATTGAAGCTAAAAGCATAGCTAGTCTATACTTAGCCGCTTTTTTAGAACTATCAATGGTATTCATTGAATCTTGATAACTTGAATTTCCTGATTTAATACTCTTGTTCTTTTGGGTGCTTAGGTTGTCTAGCATTTGAGAAAGTTGAGTTCCGTAGTCGTTTTGCATCCTTTCTCTGTATTGTTGCAGTTGAGGGTCGTTGGAATCTGAACCAGCACCAGCAAAAGCAGCGTTCTGTTGAAGCAGGTCTTGTCCTTCATTCTTGTTCATCGTGTCTGTACCTTGTTGGACTGCTTTGTTGTACTCGTCTTTTATAGAACTGATTAAATCAGCTAACGCTTTCTTTTGTGATTTTCCTTGCTTTCCTAAGTCTTTCATCTGCTGTTGGATATAAGACTGCTGAAGTGCTTGAGTCTGTTTGTCTGCTCCACTTACTCCTCCTCCATATCCCTGATTTAATTGAGAATTTACTTGGGAATTTCCTTGATTTTCTTGAGAATTTTGCAATGGATATTCGGAAAGAATATTTCGGTTAAAGTTATCTCCTCCAACCATTTGGTTCCATTGATTTTCAGTAATTCTTGGAGTTGATGCATAATTTTGAGGAATTTCTTGAGCGTTGGCAGTTGGTATCCCGCCTATAGCCATTTTTATTTCATCCCAGATAGTATTTCCATTATTTTTCTGTCCTCCTCCATAAGTAGCCCCAGCATCAAATCCATAATTTCCTGCTCCATTAGCGTATTCTCCGGTTGCAAAGTTTCCCCTACCTCCCATTTTTTGGACTGTAGCGTTGTCTGATTGAATTTGAGGAGATTGGTAGGCTTTTTCTAAAGCGTTAGGAGTGTAATTTCTTGAATTAGTTAATGGATTTTTTTGTTCATCTCCCCCACTAGACGGATAATGATATGAAGAATCATTTTGTCCACCTACCCTTTGCATTGAATGACCAGTATCAATCCAGCCTTCTTCTCCTGCTACCGTTCCTTTATGATTTTGATTATAAAGATTTTCCGCAGCCATAGATAAAGGATTGCCAGTGTCTATAAATCCTGAATTTCCTAGCATATAAGGATTATTAAAAGATGAATTTGTGCTATTGGGATAACTAGATAAATCGTAAATAGTTCCTTTGGTGTTCAATCCTAAAGAAGAATCACCCCCCAAATCAGGCATTCCATTTCCAAACTTTTTTAATATTCCATTTATAGGAGCAGTCGCCGGATTAAATATTGTATTTGTTAATCCTCCTCCGTTTCCGTTAGATTTATTCATCGCATGACTAGCCATACTCCTATTAGTAATTGAAGACATTGCATCAGTCAAAGCATTGCCAGTAGAAACACTAGGATTAGTTGAATACGAAGAACCTGATGATTTTTTTGAAGAAGATTTAGAAGGAGAAGTATTGTAATCTACCGAGTTATTAGAGTAATCATAGTACCCTGGTTGAACTTGTCCCGGAAGACTCGGTCCTGCGTAGGTTGATGCTCTAGTTTGTCCTGGAAGTAACGGTCCCTGTCCCACTAATGGAGCTGGTGTACTTGAACTGGATACATTCAATCCTTTTCCCGCCATTGCGTTTGAAGATTGAGCTTGAGTTATTTTCCCCTTTTTTACTTGATTAGCGTAGTACCTACTTTTTGCAGATGCCATATGTTTGTATAGAGTTATTTAAATTATTATATTAAGCCTACTGCTATCCAATTAAATTGAGCGCTTCTATTTCCTG